GTCGTTTACCAATGTGGTATGGACACCCGCTGCGTTTACAGCTCGGGGCGCCATGATCTACAATACAAGTCAAAGTAACGCATCTGTTTGTATTCTTGATTTTGGTGCGGATAAAACCTGTACCAACTCATTCACGATTCAATTTCCAACCGCTGTGGCCTCTAGTGCCATATTACGAATAGCTTAGGAGCTAATATGCAAAACGAAAATATCAAACCCACTGAGGCTTCCGCAGTATCTATAGCCACTCGTGATTTTCTTTTAGAAGACGCTAATGTTGTTGGCGCTTTTACCGTTACTTGTACAGACGCTGATGGCAATCTAAGGTGGGAAGAAACCTTTAAGAACTTGGTAGTCAATGTAGGTAAGACTGATCTTTTAAACAAATACTTCGCTGGTACATCTTATACTGCCGCTTGGTATCTTGGTTTGGTAGATGGCAATTCAACACCTACATACAATGCCGCAGATACCATGTCTTCCCATGCGGGATGGACAGAAAACACGGGTTACTCTCAAGCCACTCGCCCAGCAGCTGCGTTTGGTGCAGCTTCAGCCGCTGGTGGTGGAGCTGGTTCAGCAGGTACTGGAACAATTGCCACTTCTGCTACAGCGTTTTCAATCAACTCGGTCATACTGCCATCAGGCACAATTGCTGGGGCATTTCTGGTATCAAACAGTACCAAGGGTGGTACAACAGGAACTTTGTATTCTGCTGGTAGCTTCACAACAGGAAACCGTACAGTGTTGTCAGGCGACACATTGAACGTAACTTACACCGCTAACTGCTAAGGACTCATCATGGCTATTAAATTTGTAATTGGCGAAGAAGTTAAAGTTACTCCAGCTCCAATCGATCCTGCTGGGCCGGTTGAGGCGTTCCAAATGGATGCTACTGGGAACATTCAGTATTTGATTTCTTGGGTAGACGAAAACAATATTACTCAAAGCAGATGGTTTGATGAAGATCAACTAGTAGCGGCATGATATGGCTGATGGCGGATGGGGTTCAGGAACATGGGGCCAAGCCGCTTGGGGCGGGTCTGTTTACGACTCTTTCGTCATTGAAAGTTTTGTAACACCTGCATGGGGTGGGGGTGCTTGGGGTGCTGGAGTATGGGGAGGTCAGTCAAGTTTAACTGAATCCATCACATACACCTCATCGATTGACTTGAATGTAGTGGAGTCACTGTCGGCATCTTGGGGTCAAGGCGCTTGGGGTAGTTTGGTTTGGGGCGGGCTATATTCTTTAGAAGATGTGGTTGTTGGCGGGATTGTATTGACATCCAATCTTAGCGAGACAATCACAGTAACGGATACAGTTGATGCGTTTACGGGTATAGCGGTAGATGTGTCTGAGTCAGTCAGCCTAACGGATACGGTAACGGTTCTTGAGGTTTTTGGTTGTTTTGTAACAGAAACGATTGTTGCTACGGATTCAGTGGATTCTGCGTTTGCAATCAGCACGGCAATTTCTGAGTCAGTTACAGCAACATCCGCGGTTGATGCAAGTTTGCTCTACATCAGTACAGTAAACGAAACAGCAACGGTGACTGAGACGGTTGTTGGGACAATAAGCATTCCAGCGGCTTTGTCTGAGACGGTAACGTTTACGGATTCAGTCAGTACAACTCAGACATTTGCTTGTCCTATAGCTGAGTTGGTGGTTTTAGCGGATACGGTAGCGGCAATACAGACGTTTGCCTGCCCTGTTTCAGAGACGGCAACGGTTACAGATAGCTCATTTGGGGGGTCTGTATACAATTCAACGTCAAGTGAGACGGCTACAGTCACAGATGTATATACACCGGGCGGTTCGTTTAGTGTTGATGTAGCTGAAACAGTAGTGCCTTTGGATGTATTGGCAGGTGCGGTTAGCGCAGTAATTAGTGTACTGGAGACGATATCCTTACTGGATTCTTTGACCAACGCATTAAGTTCTGCAAACGGTTTGACGGAGACGGTTACTTTAACGGATGTACAGGATGTACCGGGAAGCATCTATTTTGTTCAAATTGGTGAAAGTGTCACCGCAACTGACTCTGTTTTTGGTAGACTGTTGTGGGAAATAATTGATGACAGCCAGGCGGCTTCGTGGCAAAATATAGATGACTCAGAAACAGCAACGTGGAACTTGGTTAGCACAGCACAGACACCAAATTGGGCGACGATTGATGACTCAGAAACACCGGGATGGTCAACCATTGATGATACGCAAACACCGGGTTGGACGGTAATTTCTACAGCTTAGGAGCATGTAAATGGCAGCAACGACAACGGAATTAGGACTAGTAACCCCGACGCAAGGGGACTTATCTGGTTCGTGGGGTAATACGGTCAACAACGGTATTACTGAGTACACAAACATTGCGATTGCTGGTACGCTGTCTTTTGCTGGTGACGGAGCGATTACTTTAGCAAACACCACAGGTAGCGCTTCTGGAACCAACTTTACCGTAACTACAGCGCAGTATGCGTTCATTAGAGTTACAGGGACGCTCACCACACCCAAGATCATCACTGGCCCCAGCTACAGTAAAACTTACATGGTTGAGAATGCAGCCACAGGTAGCACGGTCACATTCAAAGCAACAGGACAATCAGGCGTATCTATTGCCGTAGGCGAGCGAGCCATTGTGTATTACAACGGCGCTTCTGTTAATCCAGACTATGTAAAAGTTGCATCTAATTTAGCAACAGCTTTAACAGGCACAGTTTCTCCAGCCAACGGCGGTACAGGAGTAGCAAACAATGCAGCCAGTACAATCACGATTTCAGGTAATTTTGGAACTACATTAACGGTTTCTGGTACAACCGCAGTTACTCTTCCTACAAGCGGAACATTACTAACAACAACAGGCTCTGGTTCTTCTTTAACATTTGGAACAGGTTCTTTAGCACTTGCAGGTAACTTAACCACTTCAGGTGCGTATGCTTCTACATTTGTAGTATCAGGAGCTTATTCTTATACGTTACCTGCTGCTACAGACACCCTAGTCAATCTTGGATCAAGTCAAACTTTAACAAACAAAACCCTAACAAACCCAACAGTAACTAATTACGTTGAAACACTTCAAGCAGTAGGTACAGTAGGCTCAACAAGTACATTAGCATTAACTAATGGAACAGTATTAACGGCAACATTAACAGCGTCTACACCTTGCACTTTTACCATGCCAACTGCAACTGCGGGTAAATCATTTATTCTTAAATTAATTCAAGCATCTAGTGGGATGACTACAGCAACATTTACTAGCGTTAAATGGCCTGCTGGTGCTGCTCCTACAATAACGGCTACTGCTTCTGCGGTGGATATTCTTAGTTTTGTGTCTGATGGTACAAACTGGTACGGCACATACGCACAGGCGTTCGCATAATGTTTGGCGCGCCTAATTTCTTTTTTAGTGGTGCTAAAAAACCTAACACTTCTTATCAAGTCATACAGATATTTAACTCTACAAGCAGTTGGAAAGCTCCTACTGGGGTTACTAGTGTTGATTATTTAGTGGTTGCGGGCGGTGGAGGCGGGGGAAATAACGGAAACGGCACTGGAATGGGAGGAGGCGGTGCTGGAGGTTATCGTGCGGGTACAGCATTAAGCGTAACAGCGGGAACAACATACACAATTACAGTTGGTGCGGGTGGTACAGGTGGCACAACATCAAATACCAATGGTGGTGATTCATCATTCAGTTCAATTACTTCTACTGGAGGTGGTAAAGGTGGATTGCAATCTGTTTCTGGTGGAAACGGTGGTTCTGGTGGAGGTTCTGAAGGTTATTTCAATTTGCCGGGAACTGGAAACACACCATCTACATCTCCTAGCCAAGGTAATAATGGCGGAACTATTAGTGGTCTAAGCAATTATCCTTATGGTGGGGGTGGTGGTGGCGGAGCAAGTGCCGTTGGTGGGAATGGTGTATTGTTAGGTGGCGGTGTTGGTGGTGTTGGTACAGCATCGACAATAACGGGCTCATCTGTAACTTACGCAGGTGGCGGTGGTGGCGGATCAGGTGGTCCAGGTCTAGGGGCAGGGACTGGTGGTGCTGGTGGTACTGGTGGAGGAGGGGCTGGTACTGGAAATGCTACAACAGCTACGGCTGGAACTGCCAATACTGGTGGTGGAGGCGGTGGAGGTTGCGGAGTTTCTGGAGGTGGTCAAGGCGGTGCGGGTGGTTCAGGCGTAGTCATCATTTCTTATTTAGTACCTAACACAACAACAGTTTCTGTTTTTACTGGTTCAGGTTCATGGACTGCACCATCAGGTGTGACAAGTGTAAATTACCTTGTCGTAGGTGGCGGTGGAGGTGGCGCACCAAGATTTGGTGGTGGAGGCGGTGCGGGGGGGTTTAAAACTGGTACTGGTTTATCAGTTACTGCTGGTACTACATACTCAATAACAATTGGAGGTGGGGGCGCTTCGGGTGTAACTAGTGGAGGTCCTGGAACAATTGGTGCGGGTGATGGATCAAATGGGCAAGATTCTATATTTTCATCAATAACTTCTACTGGAGGTGGCGGTGGCGGTGCTGGGGATAGTAGAAATGGATTAGCTGGTGGCTCTGGTGGAGGCGGTGCAGGAAGATTTGCATCAACTGGTGGTGCAGCTAGTCCATCAGGGCAAGGTAATGCTGGAGGAAATAGTGCGGGAACAAACATAGCTACTGGAGATTATTATCGTGGTTCAGGTGGAGGTGGTTCTAGTTCAGCAGGATTAACTAGTACTACAGTTTCCCCATACGGAGGCAATGGAGGAAATGGAACGGCAAATAGTTTAAGTGGTTCTAGCGTTACATACGCTGGAGGTGGTGGAGGTGGTGCTGGAGCAAGTGATGGCTTAACAAGTAATGCAGGTGCTGGAGGTACTGGCGGGGGCGGTAATGGAGGACTTTTAACAACTGCTACTTCAGGCACAGCTAATTTAGGCGGTGGTGGTGGTGGTGGTGGTTATAACGGGGGCAACGTATTAGGTGGCAATGGTGGTTCAGGAATAGTCATATTGTCATGGTAAAAATACTCCAACTCTACGGCATTGATACTGCCATGCAACTGCTCAGACCCAATGCCAAATGGCAAATATCCAATCGTGATATTACTGAATGGGATGACCCTAGACCATGCCCAACATGGGAAGAAATAGATGCAACAATGGAAAAGATTAAAGCATTTGAAGAATCGATTGACACGATTTGGACAGACGAACAAATTAAAGAACTTGGAGGTAGATAATGGCGCACTTTGCCCAACTAGATACAAATAACGTGGTGACTCAAGTCATCGTGGTTAGCAACGAAGACACTTCAACAGCACAAGGCGATGAGAAAGAATCCATCGGTATTGCTTTTTGTGAACGTCTATTAGGTGGCACTTGGGTAAAAACAAGTTACAACGGCAATATCAGAAAGAATTATGCGGGTATTGGTTATACATACGACAAAGACCGTGATGCTTTCATACCTCCCAAACCATTCAACAGTTGGGTCTTGAATGAATCTACTTGTTTGTGGGATGCGCCAGTAGCAATGCCAAATGATGGGGATATGTACTCTTGGGATGAATCAACAACTTCTTGGAAAAAAATGGAGATAAACAATGGCAACTAAGTTTATTCAAAAGGCAATCAAGCATCCCGGCGCACTCCGCAAGGAGCTTGGCGTTAAAGAAGGCAAAACGATTCCCGCAAAGAAGTTAGCCGCCGCTGCAAAGAAACCCGGGAAACTGGGGCAGCGTGCAAGGCTGGCTGAGACGCTCAAAGGCTTTAAAAAATAATATGTGGATCCCTTCACGCTCGTAGCGCTTGCATCTTCTGCGTTCAAGCTCGTTAAAGAATCATGCGAGATGTACAAAGAAGGGCGGCAATACGTCCTTGATGCCAAAGCTGAACTTGATGGGGTTGTAAAAGATGTTAAACAAGCTCAGAATGATGCTAAAGGACTTTGGGCTTTCTTTACTGGCCTTTTTTCTAGCAATAAGAGAGTTGAGAAAGTTCAATCAAGAGAACAGCCAAAAAAGAAAGTAAAACAGAAGGCTCCTGAGTTTGATGAAAACCAGATTTATGCCCAAGTTGCTGATGCTCTAACCAAGTTCTTTCATGCCTACAATGGTCTGAAACACTACATAGAAGAGCAAGAGACAACAGCCACCAAGGTGGGGGACGAGGAAGGACAAGACATTGCAATCAAGTTAGTCATTGCTGACTTGCAGATGGAAAAGTTAAACGAGGAGCTGAGAGAGTACATGGTGTACCACGTTCCACCTGAATTTAAGGATCTTTATAGCCGTGTAAACAAGATGATCGGACACATTGCCAACCAACAGCAACTGGCACGAAAAGAGGAATCGGACAGAAAGAAGGCATTGGCATGGCAACGAAGACTGGTTATAAACCGAATCAAACACAGGGTGGTAATCGGGGGAGTAACTACCCTAGTGATCCTGTGGGCGTGGATGATAATACTGACGATGATTCCTTCTTCGTCATTGTGATTGTAATTTTGTTGGCGGTGATCTTGTTCTTCATGCCCGTCCTCATGTGGATGTACATGGATGTAAGGCAGACCGAGATTAAAGTTCAGAAGCTTGTAAAGAAGTTGGAGAATAAATAAATGGATTGGTTAAAGTCAATAGCACCCACGATAGCCACAGCTCTTGGCGGCCCACTTGCTGGTCTTGCTGTCAACGCTGTCTCATCTGCTCTAGGTATAGACCCTAGTAAGGTAGAAGAAACCATACAGTCAGGAAAACTCAGCGCAGATCAAATAGCATCTATCCAGCAAGCGGAACTTGGGTTGAAGGCTCGGGCGCAGGAGCTTGGTCTTGACTTTGCTAAGTTGGCTGTAGACGATAGAAAGTCTGCCAGAGAACTTCAAGCCACAACACGCAGTTTTATCCCACCAGCCTTGGCTATTCTAGTCACGGTGGGTTTCTTTGGTATTCTGGTGGGCATGATGATGGAAACATTCAGAACAAGTGAAGCTCTGATGTTGATGCTTGGGAGTCTAGGCACGGCTTGGACGGGGATCATTGCGTTCTATTTCGGGTCTTCTGCTGGTTCACAAGCAAAAGATGATTTACTACACAAAAGCACACCCTCAAAATGACCATACTCACCAAAAACTTCACTCTTGAAGAGCTAACACACACCGATCATAGGGAGTTTTCAAATGAACCTAACGAATCTGAAAGAGCAAATCTTGTCCGTCTCGCAGTCTTTTTGGAGCAAGTTAAAGAGCTTCTTGGTGGAAAGCCAATCATGGTTAACTCAGGTTTTAGGTCTAAACAAGTTAACGACTCGGTTGGAAGCTCTGATCGTTCTCAGCATCGTGTGGGTTGCGCTTGTGATTTTCGTGTGCCTAATATGACTCCTGACGAGGTTGTTAAAGCCATCATTG